ATATCGTAAATGGCTCACCTGTCTCTGGGTCTATTAGACCGCTGGGGTGGGCGTTTTTTCCGAAATGACAGATTTTCGTACACTTCCAAGACTTCTTTAGCTGCGGAGTGTGGCAGTCTCGTATTTCCTCAAATCTTTTCCTAATCATTTCAATGGTGTCTTTCATGTCGTCTTTAGTAAAGGCAAGAGTATAGGGGCCTCCGTCCTTTATAAAGTAAATCGTCATGATGAACTGATCTACATCTGGATACATCTTTGATAGGGCGTAGTGATAGATCCTTAGCTGGGGGTCTGTGGTAAGTCTTTTAAAATCTTTCTCTTTTCCAGTTGCCCAGTCTAGCCTCCTGCCTGTTTTCCAGTCAATTACTTCATAAATATTGGGCCTTTCTTCGGTAATTAAGTCAATCGTACCTTTCATTGATAGGCGGCCGTCTAACTTGGTGCCATCCGGAGCAATATAGCTATATTTGGCCCAAGGCTCGTCTATTTCAAAATCAAATGAACCCTCTGGAGATACTATATTCCTCTTCCTTGGGTCAAACGAACCATCGCAGTGGGTAATGGCTTGATAACTCCATTCTTTGCAATGCTTATAGTGACGAGGCGTGTAGTGATGGTCGGACTTGGCAGTATAGTATTCATAGCTCTGATCAACAAGATCATCAACAAATTTATCCGAGTATATATAGCTGTGGTCGCTTACGTCTACGTGGCCAAAGTGATCATCCAAAAAAGAATCTTCTTCGTTCTGGTGGCACAGCTTGGCACTGGCAAGGCACTCCATTACCTTGTGTACGATTGTTCCCTTCTCGGCTGCTTGTCCAGACGGAGATTGGTGCCCCAGAACATATGTCAGGTAATATGCCTGCGGACACATGCTGTATTGATTATAAGAGCTTGATCGGAAGTATGTAATAATCATTTAGAGTCGTACTCCACTTCTACCCATTTCCACTTGAGCAACGTGTTATATATGGCCTCATTAGCCGCTCGTATATCCATTTCTGAATTGTCGATTATGTCATCAAACTTACCCCATTCGAAGTTTTCTTTGTCTAAGGCAGTTTCGCTTGTGTGGGCATCCTTATCATCTCCATTTCTGGTTAGCCTGATAACCTTCCCGCCGGCGTTTTGTATCGCCTCCACTTCATTAGGAAATCTGCAATCAGTAACAACGGCAAAGGCTGATCCCTCAGACACCACCCTTCTGATGGTGGAGTCGGCCCAGACATTGGGATATAGACTCCTAAAGAAGTCCGTTCCAACAAACTGCATGACCTCTCTGGCGGTCATTTTACCTTCGTTTTTTGACCCAAGAATATTATTCCACGATATATCGGTTGGGGTATTTTTGTCTTTATCCGTACCGTAGCACTGCTCGTAAGACAATCCAAGCACTTCTATGCAGACGTTTGTTTTTAGCATGTCGGCAAAAGAATATGATTTGATAAACGGCCATATATTGTTAGCCATATAGTCGAAAAATGAGGAGTCTGTTTTCTCTCTTTCTAAATCGAATACCCCATATTCAATTTTTTCATTTCCTTCACCATCAACAACCGAGGCGGGAACTATCAGATTACCGTCATTGTTAAATTTGAAATCCTCAATAAGTCCAATAGACAACATCTCCATGCCGTGAAGAAAATTACAAGCGGTATCCTTGCCGCTTTGCTTTCTACCCGACAAACCCAATATATTACTCATACATTATCCTCCATAGCCTTATCTAAAATTGGCACTATTTCTTTTTTAATTTGATTCTCAGACATTTCCCCTACATCGGAAGAACTTAGTTCGGGAAAAAACATCCTAAACAATCTTTTACACTTATTATTGATCTTTTCTGCCGACATCTTTCCTGCTTCATCGTTATCCGTAAGAACAACAATGGAATTTGCGCCACAGCTATACAATAAAGATAGCTGCTGGTCCGACAAGTCTGTTCCAAACATTGCCAGAGAGGTATGGACTCCGCTTTGTTCTAATTTCCAAACGTCTCCCGGACCTTCAACCAAAATAACAACTCCGTTTTTCAGTATGTGTTCTTTTGCAAACCAATAGTTATATAGATAATTGCTGGCTTGAAATCCTGTGCTATGAATCCACTTATAGTTATAATTTTCATTGGTTGCTCTTCCCGTAAAGCCTACAGCATATTCGTAGGAGGTATTATATATGGGAACAACGGCCCTTCCCCCCATTTTTTTAGTGCGATCCTCACACAGCCCAACGTCGTATTTGGAAAGTATTTCTTTACTATATCCTCTGTTCAGGTAGTAGGAGCAGGGTATGGCTAATCTGCCTATTATTATATCTCTGGTAACACCAATATTCTCTTCTTTTGGCTTATTGTTGAGGGAATTTATTCCGGTAATGTATTTGCGTTTTTCTAATTCCGACGAACTTACGCCCTTAAAATTGACATAATTGACACCCAAAAAATTACAAGCCCAGTTGACCGTATCTTTCCAAGGTAGCTCTAATGCGCCACGAAGCAATGCTAGAATATTGTTCCCAAATTTTTCTTCACATCCCTGAGTGCGACATTTCCAGTTGCCCCGCAAACCATTGGCAAGCTCTTCCGTATATAAGTTAAACGCACCAGCATTGTCCCCATTGTGTACGGGACAAGCACATACAATCATCTTTCCTTGATGTGAGAAGTCAACTCCCAAATGTTCAAAAAGAGAGTCTATGTCATCACAAAGAAGTTCGTTCACTTTGGCCAATCTTTTCTGGTCAAAATATATATCATCATTCTCCATCTGCAATCATCCTATTAATACTTTCTGCATCCAATGTTTTTGGTCTGCCCCTCTTCTTTTTGGTCTCTTCTCCAAACTTTACTTCTTCAGTTCCATCCACCTTAAAAGTGGGGGGGTCTTCTCGTTGCTTGTCTGTCTTTTGCTTTAAATTATTTCTAGTTTCCTTTTCGACAATAATGGCATATTTTCCCTCCATCTGCATATTAATATAGTCGCCGGGAGAGAGTCCTTCTCCATGTCTGCATTTAAGAGGAACCAGCTTTCTATTCCCATGTTCCTCGCCACCATCTTCTGCAATCTCTTCATCGGATTTGGGCTTGAAAATTGAAAGATTAGAAGTTAGCCATACAATACGATCTGACCCAGACACTACATCTGTAGCTTCTCTGTCAATTCCGTCTCGATTCAGTTGGATGAAGGACAAGACCGGCAAATCGTGACGAACGGCGAAGTTGTGCAACGATGTCATCATAAATCCCAGAACTTGGTATTCCTGCATGGAGCCGGAGATTTTGTCTCCTGACACCATCTTTAGGTAGTCATATATAACCAAGCAATCGTTGCTGTTTCCATTCTCGTCAAATCCAACAACCTTGTGAACCCACCGACGCATAATAGACAGGGTTTCTTCAAAGGGCTTTCCTGATACATTAAGACAATGATGAGGAATCTCCTTGAGCTTTTCTGCTGCCTTCCTTATCTTTTGTGTTTTTATAGAACTTCTAGAATACCTACCTGTTTCTATATCATTGATAGTAATTCTTGTTTTGCTAGCTAGAATACGATTCCAGTGATCTTCTGTTGGCATTTCTGTATCAAGGTACAACACTGGAATTCCAATATTCTCAGCAACATGAATGCCTATGTTATCGGCAAGCATACTCTTTCCTATGCCTGTTCTGGCCCCAATAAGATTCACAGTTTTACGACGAAAGCCTCCGCCGATAGAGTGGTCATATAAAGGATAACCGCTGGAGATGCCCACTATATCCCTTGGATTATCTTCCAAGTTATCTAAATAATCATCTATCCCCTCAGACAATTGCTGAGGTCCATCCTGATTATCTTGGGCTAGAAGTGCGGTAAAATCAAAAATACGCTTTTCAGCTATTCCTAATATTTCACCAATAGGCTCGTCTCCACAAATCTTGGATACTTCCTCTCCAGCAGCATCCAATTGTCCCTTCAAAAGATTTGCTATTTCAAGCTTTCGTATTTTTGCTGCCCAAGCACGAATGCTTTCTAGGTTGATTGTACTGTTGAATATCGCCTTGGCGTGTTCTCTTTCGGTCTTTTTATCAAAAAGCCACCCGCAGCCAATATCATGGCAGCCAGATACAACAGACGCCTCATCAAGAGAGTTGAATTCCTTTTTTTCAATGAGATGCTTAAAGCACTTAAAAAGGGCTTGGTTAGACGCATCAGAGAAAGTTTTCTCTGTAACTATGTC